GCATGGGATATGGACTTAAAAGTATCTGAAACAATCTACACATCATTTGTAGTTGTGACATTAGGTGCATTTGGAATATCTGAAGCAGGAAAGGCGTTCGGAAAGTAAAGAAAGGATAAATAGATTCCATGACCACTGCAAGATTACCTAATCCAAATTTAGAACACGATAAGGGATCCCACCTTACTCTAAGGGAAGCTTTAACTCAGCAAAAGATGACCACAATATGGTCTAAGAATACTGATGTCAACACATTCCGTGGTAACATGGAAACCAAAGAAGGACTTGAAAATCTACATAAAGGCGGCACTAAAAATACTGATAGACTTATAGATGATAAAGAAAAACGAGATTCCGGAAGAGAAGCTTTAGAAAAAGATTTTTTCGCAGGTATTGGCAAAGCTTTCAAGGCCTTTACTAGACCTCTGGAAAGACTTAGCGTAAATCTCAATAATGAAAAGTTCAGTAAATTTGGAGACCAATTCTCAAAAGGTTCCGAAAGATTAAATGCTGGTTTCAAAGAACTGACCAATGGTCTGGGTTCATTTGGTCCTGTTGTAAATACAGTTAAATCCGGATTCTTCAAATTAGTGGCAGCCATCAATGTAATTATTGGTACCGTTCAACTGTTGGCCGGCGCACTTATGAAAGTCTTTTTTGCTCCGTTTAAAATGGTTGGCAAATTCTTGGACAAACACTTCGGGCCCAAAGATGAGAATGAAATGTCTGACGAGGACCTTGCAAAGGCAATAGAAGACGCTAAATCAAAAGCAGAAGATGAGAATAAACAACCTGCTGAAACAGATTGGTATTGGGCTAAACTACATCCAGACAGTTTAGATGCCTTAGAATCGATTTCTAATAACCGACAAGATGAAGCCAGATTTAGGTCATCCTACGAATTTCATGGAAATCCTGAAGACGAGGAAGAAGAAGAAGGAAAACGCCGAGAAAGACAAAAGAAAGCAGATGATGAATTAGCTAAACTTCAAAAAGAACACCAGAGAAGAAAAGAAAAAAGAGAAAAGAGAGGATACTTTACATCATTGGCCATGCGAATAGGAAAATGGGTGTTGTTATTTGGTATACTATTCTTAGCTTTCGACTACCTAAAGAATACAGTACTTCCTTCGATAGTAAATTTCTTTAAAGACGGAATGAGTATGCTGGTAGAATATGATTACTTTGGTGCCATAGGTCTTCAGGTTCAAACACTAACCAGACTCATGGGTACATCTTTTGATGACTTAGCCACAAGATTGGCCAAACTGTTTCCAAGCCCCAACGCCGCCAAGCCCAGCGGGGCCGGCGGTGGACCTAAAGGTGGAAGCGGTTCAGGTGGTGGAGCAGGCTCAGGCTCAGGTGCACCCAGTGGCGCTGGCTCAGGTGCAGGTAGTGGCGCTGGCTCAGGTGCCCCCAAAATTTATACAGGTGAACCGGAACCCCCTGGAGGGAATGCTCCGAGACTTGTCGATAAAAATGGTAATCCCATACCGGACGACCTACTTAAACCTCCAGGTCAACCGGCCGGAACCTTACAAACTAACCGAATTAGAAATGCATTCAGAGGCATGAAAAAAGCCTTAGGATTTGGACTGAGACACGCAGCTCCAATTGGTGCTGGTTTCGAAACACTTCTTGAACTTACAAGAGATAAAAAACAGTTTAAACGATTAAAAGAAGCCTATGAAAATAAAACGCCATTTAATATTGATGGCGTAATGCAACCAATATCAGATGAATTATGGGAAAAGATAGAAGAGATAAGAAAGGCTGACAGAGCAGGCGCATTTGGAAGAGGCGTTGGTGCTTATGCGCTCGGTACTGCCGGTTTCACCGCAACATACAATGCTCTGGATAAAGGTTTCTTGAAAGATAACATCAAAGGTGACCCTCGAAAATCATTAATTAAAGGCGCCATCAAAGCCGTACCATCATTCGTTGTTGGCGTATACAGCTCCATAGTGGGTTCAGAGGCCGGCGATGGGCTGACTACTGAATTTATAATATTTAGAGATAACTTGGGAATCCCAAATGACCTTCTTAAATCTATTCAGAGTCAAGTCATCACAACAGACCAAATTGAAGCCGCACGAATAGCAGCAGAGGAGGAAGGTAACCCTCAGGCTTCGGCTTCATTAAATACCAGTCTTCAGAATAATAACTTCTCAAACACCGAGAATAATTATTCATCTCCAGGAGATATCGTAGATAAACAAAAATTTTCTTCTCTTGGTCCAATGATGAGCAACAAGCTTCTGTATGGATAGTTACTAGTCTTTATACTTTTCTTTTCTAGGAATAACTTTCGTTTTATCTGAATGCATCTGAGTAGATGCGTGTGAGGGTGTTTCTTTACGAGCTTTGACTTCTGGTTTCTTTTTACCGAATGCAAGTTCCCATCCGTCAGCATAGGCTTTATCGTTTGCGTTCCTTCTTTCAGAACCTTTGCCACCATGCCACTGTTTCATTATCTTCTCTTTCTTATTGGGTTCTGTAGAGCTCGTTTAGCGTTTAACTTCTTCTGTCTCTTTAAATCTTGATTCTTTTGATTCTTAGTATCGTTTGGTTTCTCATGATACTGTCGTTGTCTTATCTCTTGTACTATCTCTGCCTTATCACATGCTCTTTTAAATCTCCTTAATAGACTATCAAACGACTCCGTTTGTTTCGTTTTAGGATTTAATTTTGGTGTTACATTTGGCATATAATATTTCTCTTAAAAAGTGTACAGTCGCCCCAACGCTTACAGCAACCCGCTCTGTACCGATTATCCCGCTTTTGCTGATAACCTTTCCCCTACTTCGATGCCCCCATATCCACGGCCGAAGTTTGTAGTTGCATTCAAAAAACACATAATATATAACAACTACACCCTACAAAGAAATTAGCTGTCAGCTAACTTCTTAAAGTAATCCATCGCATCATCTTCATCGCCTTCGGATGTAGATTCTACTGATGAGATTACAGGTTCTTCTGCTACTGTTTCAGTATTAACTCCAGACCATGGCACTTCTTCCATGTCGTCTGCAATTGATTCAGCAGTAGAATTTGCTACAGCACCTGCAAGACCGAGAACTCTATCGAGTTTCTCTTTAAGTTCTTCATAAGACTTAAACTTACTAGGTGATATAATCTCCGATAGACTCTTTGTAGACATAGCGATATTTTCTAATCTCGCCTCATCTTCAAATAGATTCGCAGGTGAATCAAACTCTGATTTGTCATAGTTCCAGTAGCCGTCTACTTTTCTAATCTTAATCTTAAAGTTTGCACCTTCGCCTCTTAAGTCAAAAGGATTAATAGCAGACTCATCTTCGAATGCTGGAGAGATAGCCTCTTTCAACATTTCAAAAATCTTCTTACCATATCGGTACTGAAATACCTTCCCTTCATTATCAGGATTCTTGGGGTCTGAAACTACAAAGATGTTAGAAACATAATGAAGCCTACGCTTCTGTTTTCTAGCCATTTCTTTGTTGGCTTCAATTCCTGTGTTCCACAACGATGTGTTGTATTCACTTACAGGGTCTTTTTTACCAATGGTAGTCAAAGACTTTTCGATATACCAACCACCTGGACCTTGGAAACCATGGTCGAAGTAAGATACCCATGGCATCTCATCTCCTTCTGGTGTTGGCAAGAAACGAACTACTGCATAACCATTACCACTCTTATCGAGTTCAGGTTTCCAGAAAGTATCGTCTCCGTAGGTTTTTTTATCACCTTGAGCTGGTGATGCAGACTCCATGGCCTGTCTGAGCTTATCTAACGATGTTGACATTGTATTCTCCTATTGTATTCATATCGCATTATATCAAAGACTCTAGGCCTTGACCTAGAATCCACTTATCTTCAACTTTAAATCGAGATAATAGTTCATTATACACGATTAAGTCAAATCCTTCAATGGGGTTTTTAAAATAAACCTTAATTTCAGGATACTCTTTATTTATGTGTTCCATAAGGCTCACAAATTGAGATTGTTGAATATCTAGTACGCCTGAATCATGTCTGTATTCATCAGCGTATGTGTAGTGGTCTTCTCGACCATATACATTGGCAGATTCATTAAACTGTAGTGAATCATAACCAACTAGACATATGTTTTTGTATCCATGGTGTACTGCATATCCTAATGCATATATTCCACAATACATGTTCTTGAGCAGTTCATTTTTATATATAACTATGTTATCTGCATAGGCCCGATTGTATCCAATCATATAGGACCTCGTCTCTTCACCAAACTCATAAGATGTTTCTCCTTGATACACAAATGCATCATCATCTGGAAGTCTCGTTTCGATTATTGTTCCTGGTAACCCTAGTTTCATCATGTCCCACATATCTATAGGGAAGTTCATTCCACTCGGCGAAACACACCTTACCTTTCTTATAGTACTCTTCTTTTACACATTCATTNTGAGGAGATACATCTTGCACAAACACCATATCTGGTGAGTGTGTTCTGTATATCATATTCATTCCCCACCACTCAGATAAAGTATTAGGGTCTATGTTTTTTCTTGACGGACCATTACCCACTAAGTATAACATGTCTAAGTTGTCTTGCATAGTTTTATAAGTTTTTGTTTATAGGTGTTGATGTTATAATTCATAAATGACTTATACTTATCAATCTTGTTTATTGTATCTGGATATATCAGTGTTTCTGATATAAGATTATTCCATTTCTTACTGAATTCAGTCACATCATCTAGTATACACATTGTCTCTAGTGATATGTTCTTACCAAGGAACTGTTTGAGTAGATAGGGGTGTTGTCCGTTTGTTACAGTCAATACCTCTTGTATCGTTTTCTTCTTTAATAGATACATCATGTCTTGTTCAAACTGATAAGATAATCTCTGTTGTCTTTTCTTCCAATCTAAGTAGAGTTTCTTAGATTCATTTTCTAGTAAATCACCAACCCACGCATCTTTCAATGATAGGTTGGCAACATAGAAGTCAAGTAGTTCACTCTTATATGTTCTCGCCAGTTTGGCAAAGTGATACTTGTCTTTTCGTTTCATGAAGGATGGTAAGTCTGCCTTGACCTTACCATTGTATTTGATGAAGTCATACGATGCTGAATTAAAATGTAATTTAATTCCTAAGTATAACTGATAACTATCAAATCCTTCACGACTCGACATTACTTATTCACTATAATCTTTTTCTTCTTAGGTACTTGTATACCTGAAAATGCGGTCATATAAGCTTCTTTTACATCTTCGTTTGTCTCACAAACAAAAACATAACTATTAATTTGCATGTATTCAGGATCCACTTTACCTGTTACTGCAACCCCTTTAGCAAAACCCATGCCACCGTTAGGCGCTTGTACTATCATGCGTGGGTTGTCTAATCTGAGTCCTGTTTCTGACTCGGCGTATTTACCAATGTACTCACCACTCATGGTAACTACACTTACTAAATCTCCTGCTTTCATATTTTTCTCCTTAATAACGGAACCCATATGGGTTCTCATATGTTAATGCTTCAGGTATATCCTTTGCATCTCTTACTAACCAATAAAAAACTATAAAGTTTAAGCCTGGTACTATAAAACCTAACTGCCACCAACCACTATGACCTCTGTCATGTANTCTTCTTGCTGTNAANCATATACTTTGTACAAGAGTTACAAGTGTCCATAACAATACTAACACTCCACTCTCTTTCATTTCTCCCCATGGTTCTAGTATACTAAAGAATGTAAATCCTAGTACATAGTTGTCCACTAGTGCAAGTAAACCAAATACAATCATGGCATACAATGTAAACCACCAGTACTCGGGTCTATCTGACCTTCCGTTAATATCTGTTGCTCTCGTGACCAACACCGTCTTCATTGTATCAATGAAGTGTTTAATTATATTCATATTTTCCTTTATGTTGATATAAAACTTTCAAGTGAACCACGACTTGCCTTCTCTCTGTTAATCAGTTTTAGTTTCTCTGCTTCAGCAGTCAACTTCTCCTTTAACGGAATAGAAAGTAATCGTTTAGCACCTTCTGGTTCTACATTATTATTCTCGCACACTCTAAGTATTGCACTCATTATGTCCGTCTTATTACCTACAAGTAATCTTTCTACTTGTTCTGTAAACTCTTTTCTACTAATCATTAAGACCGCCAAGACTAAAGTGGTATTCTGTCATACCCTTTCTGTCACTAAACCAATCTTCATATACATCCATAGTATCGGCTTCTGTTAATATTTCAAAGATAGCCTCACTCTTAAGTTGGCCATCGTATTCGCCTTGAAGTAATTCTGTATCTTCTTCTAATGAACCTGATTCGATATACTCGTGTACTTCGTCTTCGGTTACACCACACTCATTCAGCCATCCACTATCGATGTGTTTTTCTTTTTTGACATACACGGTATGGTCTTCCGTTACCGTCATTATTATATCACTCATAAACTTTCTCCATATTTACTTTCTCTGAACCATAAGTTAAATGCATACTTTTCTCCTTCGAGTACAGGTAAACCTGCATGTTCCGAAAGAAGTTCTCGTTTATTGGTATCTGGTTCAACATTATACCATATAACGACTGTGCCTTGTTTGGGTTGAATATTGACCCCTAATTTTTTAAATCCTGTTTCACCGCCTTTTGGTACATCTCTAAGATAACCTAATGCAGTAACTAATCTTTGACCACCTTGTGGACTAACATACTTTTCATTATAATGTTCGTCATTTTTTTCAAATGAATCATAATGATAACTGTATTCTTGTCCTTCTCCATAATGTACAACTTGAAATGGTTCAGCATTTTCTAATGGCATACGAACCGTTTCTGATAATCTCGTTGCAACATTAAGTATAACATCATTGGTGTTATGTGGCAACCAGGTATTTGAACCTGTTCTAGCATGATGTTTCTGTCCCTTTCCATCGCTACTAAGAACCATAGATGGTTCCATCTTTGGTAGAGAATATTGTAGAATATTATCACATTCATGTTGAGTCATAAAGTCATGTATGACACTCACCATGTGTGTGTCATTATTAAAAATATTAATCATATGCCGTATAGATTCTTGTATTGTTCTCTTAGTTGATATAGTTCATCAACATAGTCTTGAGGTTGTGCCTCGAATATCTGGAA